TATTTAGCGGTATAATAATTTTAATGACTGACAAAGAGTTGGTACTTTATAACAAACAACAGTTTAAGAAAAAACTGATAGAGATTAAACAACTGTCTGGGTGTGTAGACTGTGGAATAACAAATCATATAGTCTTAGATTTTGACCACCTTAGAGATAAAAAATATAATATTTCAAGAATGATTCATGATGGTTTTTCTTGGGCATCAATAAAAAAAGAGATCGCAAAATGTGAGGTAGTTTGCGCTAACTGTCATAGGATGAGAACTCATATAAGGTTGACAGAGCAGACCTGATTCTGATATAATGGAGTAAGTCTTAAAGACCATACAAAGGAGATTTAACATGACAGCAAAAGGATCATTAGAGGCAATCATTGCGGTTGCTAAAGCAGAAGTTGGAACTATTGAAGGACCAAAAGATAACGAAACAAAGTATGGCAAGTGGACTGGTGCAAATTTTCTTCCATGGTGCCAGTCATTTGTTTCTTGGTCAGCATTTACGGCAGGACTAGACCCAAAGAAATATCCAAAGTCTGCATCAACAGTTGCAGCTTCAGACTGGTTTAAGAAAAACAATCGTTGGGCAGATGCTCGTAATGATGACCCAACTCCAGGAGACTGGATCTATTTTGACTTCCCAGATGATGGCGTAAATCGTATCTCACATGTTGGTATTTGTATTAAGAATAATGGAGATGGAACGATTCAAGTTATTGAAGGAAACACTTCAGGAACTGCAAAGGGAGATCAAAGAAATGGCGGAATGTGTGTTGAGAAAACTCGTGGTTATGTAAAAAATAACAAAAAGAAGCTAGTCAATGCAGTAGTTGGTTGGGGTCGTCCAGTTTATGCTGGTGAAGAAAATGTTCCGCTACTATCTAAAGTTACTTCTACTGATGTAGTTGCTGCTCCAGTAGCCAAGAAGGTCTCTACAACGGCTCCAGCAGCCTTTAAAGCCCTTAAGGTTGGATCTAAGGGTGCAAACGTCAAGGTTGTTCAAACTGCCCTTGGAGTAACTGCTGACGGTGAATTTGGTGAAGGAACTAAAAAGGCATTGATTGCATGGCAAAAAAAGAATCCAAATTTAGGTGCAGCAGATGGTATTGTTGGCCCTAAAACTTTTAAAGCACTTAAGGGGTAATCATGGAATCAAGCAAGAGAAGTTTTTATAAGTCAATTACTTGGCCAGCAGTCCACATTGGATTTGTTGGAACATTGGTTTATTTCTTTGAAAAAGCTATTACTGGTGAAGCTCATTGGGAATATGCTGGCACATTTGCAATCATATATACAGGATGTGAAATGGTTGGATATTTTCTACATGAAAGAGTTTGGGCTAAGTTTGGAAAAAAGATAGACTAATGCCAGCGTATGAATATAAATGTACTGGATCTTGCGAAGATATAGTTTTAAAAGTTCGTTCAATTAAAGAAGACGATCCAGGTTATGGTTGTGAAACTTGCAATCTACCACTGGAACGTGTATACTCTAATGTAGGAGCAGTTTTCAACGGTAGTGGATTTTATTCCACTGATAACAGAAAGAAGTAGTATAATGTTTACAATGATCAAAGATGAAGTAAAACAAGAATGGTTACTATCCCCTCTAGATCGATGTGATAGATGTAATGCTGAAGCTTTGGTAAAAGTTACTGGAATTAGTGGGGACCTTATGTTTTGCGGTCATCATTATAATAAAATTATGGCAATTCCAGATGGATATAACAGCATGATGTCTTTTATGATTAGCATTATAGATGAACGAGACAAACTTATTGAAGATAAAGCGAAAGGTAAGGATTACTAATGTATGAATATTATGTAAAAAAAGTGGAGAATGTCGTAGATGGAGATACCATTGACGTTCTTATTGATTTAGGGTTTGATATTCTGTTTGCATCTCGTGTAAGATTAGCTGGTATTGATACCCCTGAATCTCGCACAAAAGATCTTGCTGAGAAAGCTCTTGGCTTAGAAGCTAAAGAGTACCTAAAGAAGTCTCTTAAGGATGCTAAATCTGTAATTATTAAGACTGAAAAGATGGACTCATCTGAAAAGTATGGTCGCATTTTAGGCTGGGTATACATTAATGGTAACACAGTATCTCTCAATGACATGATGATTAATGATGGTTATGCTTGGGGATACCTAGGAGATACTAAAGTTAAAGACTTTGAGGCACTTGCTAAAGCAAGAAAAAAGTCTGGTAAGTAATTGAATATCGTATTATATTTTACTGCTGAATGGTGTGGACCTTGCAAAAGAACAAGACCGCTTGTGGAAGAATTAAATAAAGATCAATCCGAAACAAGGTTTTACATTATTGATGTAGACAATGAAATAGAAATGGCTCAAGACTTTGGGATTCAGTCTGTACCAACTTTTGTTGTTATGAGGGACAATGAAGAAGTTCACAGAACAACTGGTGCTAAAACAAAACAGCAGTTAGAGGAGTTAATTAATTATGGAGATCAATGAAGAAACCATCTTTGTTACAATAGCATCCTGTAATGAATACTTAATTGAGCACACAATCAAAAGTGCAATGTCACAGGCTAGCAATAAAGAAAGAGTTTTCTTTGGAGTATTTAACAATATATTAGAAAAAGAGAAGTCTCTTTTAGATAATGAATTTTTTACGAATAACTCTAAAATATTTTATGCTGAAATTTTTACTCCTGCTCCTATGGGTACAGGGTTTGGAAGAATGAACGCATCTCTTTTGTCAACCCAGGAACATGATTATGTATTGCAGATCGATTCCCACACAATCTTCACTAAAGATTGGGATGTAAAGTTAATAGAAAATTTTAACAATGTTAAAGAAATGGCAAACACAGATAGAGTAATCCTGAGTGCTGTTCCAAGGGGAAACTTATACTATGATATTAGTGACAGAGACTCATTGATGTCCCCAGATCAAGAATTTAAAGAAAAAAACATTGATAAAATAGATATGTATACAAATAACTATCATGAATTTAATAATTATAAAAACTCAAAACCAGAGCTTATTTATCATGGTTGGCAAGGAGAAAATTTTGATCAAGTAAATGTTGGTCGGCCAATCACTTATGGCGCTTCTAAGTTCGGTGAAGAAAAATATCCTGAAACTAACTGTATTCATGCATCGGTAGTTTTTTTTAAATATTCCGTTATTAGAGAAGTTCTTCATGACCCAGCAGATCATTTTAATGGTGATCAAATTAATCAAAGTTTAAGGCTTTTGTCTAGAGGCTACAGGATTTTTTCAATGCAAGATCCGCTATTTTTATCATTAGATAAATCTAAGGGAAACAAGCCTTTAGATCCAGAATGGAATTGGAAAATTTTTAAATCTTCAAACCCAATATCTTGGGCATACTTAAGTCATTCAAATGAAAGGTCAGATGTTAATTATCAAAAAATATTTAATGGGGAATTCTTTGGATATTGGGGAGCACCAGATGAAAAATCTTTGTCTGAAGCAAAAAAAATAATGGGGTTTAAGGAGATAAATAATGATGGAAAACAGTGAAGACGAAATCATCAAAGATTTAATTCTTAGTGGTGCTCTTGAAATTGCTGGAATTGATATGGAAACTGGCGAGCCACTATACAATTTTACTGAAAAATTAGCAGACATAAATCCAGAACTACACAGCGAAATGTCTACATATCTTTCGACAGAAGCTATGGCTTTGTGGCAACATGGGTTTATTTCTATGGATGTAACAGAAAAGAATCCAATAGTAAAACTATTACCAAAAGCTTTTAATGAGGCCGAAATAAAAAAATTAGACAAAAACCATCAGTACACTTTAAAAGAAATCATAAGAATCTTAATGGTATAATTAAACAGAGGTGTATATGGAATACTTAGTTGGATCTTTGTCTACTTTTGTGATATTGTATTTTTCTGCTAAAATATTTTTTAGTAAAGAAACTTATAAAAAAAGCACAGATACATTTAAGTATAGTCAAAGTCATATACACGAAATAATAAAACCATTGCTTCCGCCTATGAAGTTTATGGCTAAAAAACCAGATAGGCAATCTTCGAGGCATGAAGAAAAAACAAATGTAAAGGTTATTATTCTTGACAATACAGCCTACTGGATTAAAGACAATTTATTCTATTCTGCGTCTTTAGATAACGATAAGATAGATGTAGATAGCACAAAGGTACTTGACATCATTAACATGGATAAGGTACAATTAGATAAGATAATGTTTATTGTTGATAGATTAAGAGAGGGGAAATAAAGTGATTGTTGGAGTTCAAGGCACCAGTGGTTTTGATGACTACAAAGTATTCCTAAGAGCAATGGCTGTGGCTATGTCTGCATTGGAATCTGAAGATCCATACTTTTACATTTATTCTGCTGGACCATCTAATGTAAATGCAATGGTTTCAGAATTTTCAAACCTATCTGAAAGAGGATTAAAAGCAAGAGGCAAGAAGATTAAGTTTTACAATATAGCACCAAAATGGATTGAAGAAAATTTTGATTCAGTTAATCATTTTGTTTTTTTAAGTAATCCGAAAGAACCGATATCAAAATTGGTAGAATTAGCCCAACTCAAAAATATTGATGTTGGTATATATCGTCACTAAAGGAATAATATGAATATCAAATCATTAGAAAAAATGGAATCAATTGTTGCATCAAACAAATCTTTATTTTGGGATGGATGGACAGTTATAAATCGCTGGCCAGCCGATAGCGCTAGAACGTCTAAAGACGGAGTTTTGTCAAATGGCAAGTGGTGTTTAGAAAAACGTTTTCCAGTAACTGAAACTGGTTGGACTATACCAGATAAGTTTGTTAGAGATAATGAATAAGCATAAATGGAAAGATCAAGCATCTTGTTTTGAATATGATACAAATTTATTTTTTGATAAATATGAAGAAGAAGTTGATTTACGTTTAGCTGTTGACAATCTGTGTTCTGACTGTCCAGTAAAGAAACAATGTTTTGCTGTTGGTGTTTCTCAAAAAGAGTGGGGAGTTTGGGGTGGTGTATATCTTGAAAATGGTAACATCTCTAAAGAATTTAATAGCCATAAAACTAAAAAAGACTGGGCACACGTTTGGCAGTCATTTACGATAGGATAATTATGTATACAAATGAAATGAAGAGAGCCTTTAGATCCATTGAAGCTCCAAAAAACTTTCAGGTAACACTAAGTGATCATGATCATTTTATAACTGTTAGGGCAAGTGAAAAAGATTTCTTTTCTTTAAATAGCGAAGATAAGAGAATTGCTGTAGAGTACATGATCAGAGTCAAAAAGGCATTAGAAATGAATGGCGCCATAGTTATGTTAGTTCGTGAAGGAGGGAAAGACCCACATGCTTGATTTTATTATATATGTTTTAGTAATAAGCACTATAGTCTTTTTATTGTTAAATGTAATTAAGCTAAAAGCAAAAAATATGTCTTTGGTTTATGATGTGTTGCAGGCCTACATTGAAAAAAATATTGTTACTGAAAAATTAAAATTAGAATTATTTGAAAAAGAAAATTTTAAATTAGAACAAAGTGATGATTTTTTAACATTTATTTCTCAGTCTCGTGATTGGGCTTTTGCTTACATTGAAACAACTCAAGATAAAATTAATAATTTTATTAATAATGTTGGTCCAATTATTGAATATCTAGAGCAATACTCACCACCTATTTTGATTGAGGAACAACGCCTGCGCCTGATTGAAGGATATAGAACTATTCAAGATATTTTGCCAGACGAATATGGTAAAATAGATACATGATAAGATTCAAGTCACACGAAGATTTGGCATATGAAGCATTTTATTCATGTCATGTTATTGGCTGTGATCTTGAAGCACAAAAAATATACGGAACAGAAACTAAAATTGTTGATGTATGTTTAGACCATTATAAAGAATTAACAGATAAGGATTTCAAATGAAAGATATTATTTTATCAACACTAACAGGTTTTGGATGTGGCGTAGTATTTGCTGCATTCAAATTGCCAGTACCAGCACCACCAGTTTTTGCGGGAGTCGCAGGAATTATTGGTCTATGGATTGGCTTTACAGTACTAACCAAATTCATATCCTAGGAGGAATAAAATGAATGAACAAATTAAAGCACTACTAGCATCATACGGAAGATCTGTACTTGGTGCAGGACTTGCCCTATACATGTCTGGGGTTACGGATCCTAAGACGCTTGCATACTCACTACTGGCAGCAATTGCACCCGTAGCATTAAGAGCAATTAATCCTAATGACAAGGCCTTTGGGCGCCTTCCTGAAGGGTCAGAAGTAGAGGCCGTCCTAAAGACTGCCAAGGTCGTTAAGAAGGCTGCAGCTAAGAAGCCAGCAGCTAAGCAATCAACAGCTAAAAAGTAAATAGTTAGATTAGCAGGTCAGGGTATTTGACTGGCCTGTTTTTCTATGCTATAATATTACTGTACTGCCTAATGGGGTACATTAACTTATTCGCTTGAAAGGGGAATAACATGGTAACACAGTTCGCTATGGATCTATTTAATGATCCTTTTTTTATTGGCTTTAATAGAGAGTTAAGCCGTCTTAATAATGCACATAAAACAAATTCACACTCATATCCACCTTACGATCTTCTTAAATTAGATGAAGATACATATAGGATCTCATTAGCTGTTGCTGGATTTTCCAGGGAAGACATTGATGTCTCAGTAGATAATGGAACTCTTATTATTAAGGGAGAGATTGTAGAAGTAACAGATGCTGAAATAGTTCATAAGGGTATTGCTGGTCGCAAATTTGTACGATCATTTGCTCTTGGAGAATATATGGAAGTAACTGGGGCTGAAATGAAGGATGGTATGCTACATATTAATGTAGAACGTATTGTTCCTGAAGACAAAAAGCCTAAAACAATTACTATCGACTAATGTTCTTGTGTGTCGGTGGACATTTGGGAAAGTGTAGGAAGCACACAAGATACACCTGAGTATGTGTTTAAAAGGCTCATTTAAATAGTAGTATAATAGTTAACATTCCGCTAATAAGACCTTAAAAAAGTTTTGGCAACGGATGCTCCCCTTGACGGGAGAGTTGGCAGGAGTTGAATCTTCGTGGCTAATAGACCTGAGCAGTCGTCTATAAACTGCTTATTTCTTATGCTATAATAATAAGGTGAATGAACTAATTAATCTATTAAAAGTCCTGCTTGCAGATAATATTACCCTTAAGCTAAAATCTCATGGATATCATTGGAATGTAGAGGGTGACGATTTCCCTCAATTCCACTCGTTCTTTGGAGATATTTATGCAGACTATGAGTCAGCAACAGATGCTTATGCAGAATGGCTTCGTAAGTTAGATGCCTATGCTCCATTCAAACTATCTCGCTTTATTGAACTAAATGAAGTTGGAGAGCCAGAAGTTACTTCTGATCCAATGATGATGGCAGCAGATCTTTTAATGGCAAACGATATGGTTTTATCAAAGCTTACGGATGCAGTTGACATGGCTACAGCAAGTAGACAGCATGCCCTTGCAAACTTCTTTGCAGAACGCATGGATATGCATCAGAGATGGCACTGGATGCTTTCTGCATCCCTTAAAGAGGTTGAGCAAGACTAATGTCAGATACTCCAATGAATGTATCTTATAATGCTGTTGTAACAGATCCAGAACCAGCTAATCCATCGCCTCATATTAATCCATCTGTTGGTATGAAAAAACCACAGTATATGAATGTTAATCAAGGAAGACCTACTGGATCAGGAATACATAATAAGCCTGGTGTAGATGTTTGGGCTGGCTCAGCATTTGGAAAAGCAGAAGCCCCCATGCCAGAAAATCCAATAATGCCTACCAATACTTATCAAGGTTGTGAATGTGCTATGTGTGAAGAACAACAAATTTCTTGTGCGAGTTGCCCTCTATGTAGTGGTTTAGATGCAGAAACTCAAATGGCTATGTTTGATTCACAAATGGGTAAGTCGGAATGTTGCCCAGATATAGAAAAACAAGCACCATGTTGGGATGGATACACACAGCGTGGTATGAAGCCAGGGGATAATGGTCGTATGGTTCCTAATTGTATTCCATTAGCAAAAATGGACAATCCAATTGTAGAAGGTGATTTTGTTATTGCCATGACAACTGAAGGACCTGTTGTTGGTCAAGTTGAACATGTAATGCTTGAAGGTGGAACTTATGGTCAACCAGGAAATCCATACGCAGTTGAGTCTACACCAGAAAATCCAGCAGTTGCTGTAAGAATGTTAGAAGAAGATGATAGTGTATATTATTACACACCTTATTCAATTGGAGCATTGATGTCTGATATTGCCAGAATTGACATGCCAAATATTAGTTTAGAAGATTATGAAGATGAAATTAAAGTATCTAAATCTGATGGATACTCGCCACCCGCTGGGGCAAGATCTGCTGCTCGTAGAGCAATTAAATTTAAAGAAGATGGAAAGGCTACTGGTGCAGGAACAGCAGTTGGTTGGACTCGTGCAGGGCAGTTAGCAAGAGGAGAAACTCTATCTCTTAGTACTGTTAAAAGAATGTACTCATACTTCTCACGTCATGAAGTAGATAAGAAGGGTAAAGACTGGGGCAATACAGCAAATCCATCTAATGGTTATATTATGTGGTTAGCATGGGGTGGAGATGCGGGATTCTCTTGGTCAAGAGGAATTGTTAATCGTGAAAAAGATAAAGCACTATTTTCTGATTTTGGAAAAGATTTTACAAGAGAAACTAGAACAGATAGGTTATTTAGATAATGGCAAAAAAGAAATCTCAATCATTTAATTCAACCCAGATCAAAGATGGATGGATTGTTAGACTATATAAAGATGGAAGAATCAAAGCTAAAATTGCTCCATATGAACCAAAACATCCAGCAAAAAATAAAGACTAAGAATCTAAAGTATCTTTCTTAGTCTTATATTTCTTTAATTTAAAAACATTTTTAAACCATTGTTCTATTCTTTGCTCTGTTTTTCCACCCTCAGTTTCATTCTTATAGTAGCTACTCTGAAAGTAAGGCGAAGCAAAAGTTTTAGCAAAATTATTACGTCCCATAAAGTTATTATACCACTATAACATTAGCCTCTACTAGCTTATCATAGATATTGGACATCATTAGACCAAGGCTCATTTGGCTTTGTTCTATATTCTTATCAGCTTCTGCTTCAGACATTCCAGACTGAATACAGAATTCTTTGTTGTCAGCGTTGATTGAGTTCATCATAATTGTTAGTGCATCTTCTTTAGTCATAGTTATATTATATACCTTTCATTGTTAAAAGTCAAGCTACTTAGCCTAACTTAGAGCGAGTGACCAGAATCGAACTGGCACAACCAACTTGGAAGGATGGTGCACTACCATTATGCAACACTCGCTTAGTACACCAGATAGGACTTGAACCTATGATAGCCGAATTATGAGTTCGGTGCCTTAACCAACTTGGCTACTGGTGCTTATGTCCCCTTGGCAAGAATCGAACTTGCGACACATGGCTTAGAAGTCCATTGTTCTATCCACTGAACTACAAAGGGTAATCTATTTAATTATTTTGTTGCAATAATTCCTAACAAGAATCCAACTATAGCAGAAAAAAATCCAACAGTCCAATAGTATGTTGTCATAAGCTTGTCTTGAATTATTTTGTATTGAATATCTTTTGGAACTTCAATAAAATTATCATCCCCAAGATCAAGTAAATACTTATTCATTTATGCTCCTTGCTATGTCTATAGAGTGTATCATGTGCAAATATTCCTTTTCTAACTTCTAATTCTTTTTTACATACTGGACAAATAACGATTCTACTCACCTTGATCAACTCCGTATGTCATTTGAATATAACAAACCACCCATCCAGAAACAAACATAAATATTGGAAATAAAACTTTCATTAGTAACCTCCTAAACATTCGTTGCGTGTATGAAACAATCTAATCTTAGTCATAATCTTTTTAGTTGGTGCAAACAAAGGCTCTTTACAACATCCACATGCAAACGACCACTCACGAGCAAAGAAATCCCAACGAGCACCTTTATAATTTGCATATTTCTTTTCTAAAAAGTCTTGAAATGGATCTGGTATTTCCATGTTAATCATATACTAAGTATACTCTTTCTAAGGTTAAAAGTCAATCTCAATTGGCAATAAATATCTTACTTCATCAATTATGTCATGTTTTAAAGCGGTATTAATCATTTCAGTAGCATAACCTTCACTAGGCTCAGATGAAAAATATACTACATAATAAGCACGAACATCTACTGCTTGTATTAATGCTCCATTAGCAATAGCTTTTTTAACATTATCAGTTCTCTTAGCCCCTGGCCTTTTACCTTCACCATCAAGCCCACCTTTTGCTTCTACATACTCAACAAGATCATACTTACTATCATAAGCAATAAAGTCTACTTCGCAACCAGCACCTTCAATATAAACATTTGGCTGGATATAATCAAAGCCCCTACTAACCAAATCTTGATATACAAGTTCTTCAAAAGCATCTCCTGACTTTTTAGATTCTGATTGAAAGTTCATTAAACTTCTTTCTTAATAATTGGTTCTAACCTATCCCAATAGCCATTCTTATTACCAGTATACACCTGTCCTGTTTCACGGTCAACTAACATCCACTTTGTAGGTGAAAGAGTATGTACTTGTAAATCTACAGGTTCATCTAATTCTTCAAACTCAAAACCATTACGCATTAATCAGGCATGTCCCATTCTTGTGGAATAAGGGCAGGATCTAAAGTTTTGATCCCAAATTTTTCATATGCTGCACGAGCTGAAGCATTATTTTCTATAGCAAGTGTAGTTACAAATCCAAATTCTTGTGCAACCTGTCCTTTAAACTTATGCGAATCTTGATAGTTCCCAGGATTCATAACAAGCCTATCATATTTAATGCTAGCGTTATGTAGTTGAGCAACAGTTTTAATTCTTTCAGAACTGTTTCTGCCAGTTACGATAACCTTGGTATCATAAATGCTATTTACATAATCAATGACGTGCTGTATAGGAGTACCGTCCCTTTTTAAAAGGGTATCATCAATATCTATAATTATCAACCTTTTCTCCAATGCATAAATGATTTAACATATACAATACCATAAGCAATCGCAGCAAAAATAAATCCGTACTGCTTTGTAACAAGCGCATAGGCGATCCAAAGACACTCGTTGATACAAAGTATAAGCCATCCCCAAATAGTCTTTCTACCGACCAGGAAGATGCCTGTAAC